GGGGGGCTGAGCGCGAGGCAAGCGGGTTGCGCAGCTGTCGGGACGTGCGCCTACGCGCCGCGCTAGCTGCTCCGCCTGGCGCTCCGCCTAGCTCGGCCAAGCTCGGCCAAGCTCGGCCTAGGCTCGCCTAGCTCCGCCCGGCGCTAGCTCCGCGGCGAGGCGGCTAGGCGCACTGGCCAGCCCGCGCGAGGCGAGGCAGGGGAGGCGAGGCGAGGCGACTCTACACACGCGCGCGCAGGCAGGCAGGCGCACGCGAGCACGCAGGCGAGCACGCAGGCGCACGCGCGGGCACGGGGGTGCATGTGACACGCGAGGACGGGGGGCCATGGCAAACCCCTTCTTCACCAATCCCTCTCCCATAGCTTTCTACCACATGCTTTACAGCATCCCTCTTGCGCTATCCGCAATGCTGTGTAGATTCGGCGAAAGGAGAGCAAGCAATGCTGACACTGGAGCAGGTGAGGGAGCGGTTGCAGGACCGCCGGTTGAACAAGGTAGCGGAGGCGACGGGGCTGTGTGCGGCGACGGTATCGCGGATACGGGATGGGAAGGGGGAGCCGAGTTTGAAGACGATGATGGCGCTGTCGGCGTACTTGGAGAGGGCAGAGCGATGAGTGCTGGGGATGGGGTGGCGTGTGTGTACGCGGTGGTGGAGATGCCGATGAGCGGGGATGACCGGGAGGAGGTGCACGGCACCTTTACGGACCTGGCGATGGCGATGGTGATGTTCAACACGCTGGTGGAGAAGCAGAGCGGGAGGTGCCGGTACTACACGGGCAGTGACGTGTGCCGGGTGGAGCCGGAGGATGGGAGGGGCAGTGCGTATGCGGTGCAGAGGCTACCGCTGACCTGCCGCCCTGGGATGGCCTTGGCGGAGATCCCTACGCCTTGGTGGGCAAAGGATGAGGTGAAGCCATGAAGCTCGAAGACCTTGGCCGCCGAGCTGTGGCGTGCAAACACTGGCGCTGGATGGATGGGATGACGGTACACGGACTCCCGACCTACCGCGTTGTATCGAACAACTGTGACGGTCATACATACCGGACCGATGGATATGACTCGGATAGCTTGAGGGACTGCGTTCCCGACCTCTCCGACCCCGCGACGCTCGGCTGCCTGCTCGCGCTGGTGCGTAAAGCGTGGGGACGTCCGTTCTGGGTGGAAGGCGACCCTCGCTCGATGGGCGAACGCCCCGATGAATGGATCGGCGTGCTGTTCGAGGGGCGCTTCGCAACGTGCCCAATCGTCCATGCCTCTACCGAGGCCGAGGCCCTCGTCGCCGCGCTGGAGGCTGCACCCTGATGGCTGTCGCGGTGGACGAGACGGGCAAGCGCTACGGCCGGCTGACGGTCTTGGAGCGCTCGCATGTGCGGGACTACCGCAGGGCCGCTACCTGGCTCTGTGCGTGCGACTGCGGGGGCTACAAGAGCGTCGCCGGGGTTACCCTGCGGCAGGGGCTGGTGACGAGCTGTGGCTGCCTTCTAGAGGCGAAGAAGAGGGTCGTATGCGGCTGCGGGTATGTAGGCCCGCGGGGCAAGATGGACTGGCAGTGTCTTAGATGCAGGAGGAAGGGATGAACGCAGTAACCGAAGTGATGGACGAGCTTAGGAAGGCTTTGGCGCTTGTCGACCAGCTTGGCAATGCACGCGACAAGGCCGAGTGTGAGCTGGCCGAGCTTCAGCGCAGGACGAGCGAGGCGCTGGCGCAGGCGGTCGAGTGGCAGCGCGAGCGCGACGACGCACGCGCTACCTGGAAGGCCGTGTGCATGAACCTAAACGACGTCGAGGCTGAGCGCGATCGCCTGCGCGATGAGCTAGCCGAAGCGAACGCGCGCCGCGGCGACTTGCGTACGGCGCTGGAGTGGGCGAACGAGGAGCGCGACCGGCTCCAGCGCGAGCGCGACGAAGCGCGCGCCGAGGTGGAGCGGCTTACGCGCGAGCCTGCGGTTCACCCGTCGAATCTAACTGACGTGGTGTCGCTTCTGGAAGACGAGCGCGACGAGCTTCTCGTGCGCGTCGCCAACCAGGACGCGGAGCTTCGCGCGACGCGGGAGACGTACCGCGACGCCTACCGCCGCGGAGCGGAGGCGATGCGCGAGGCGTGTGCGCGATGGATGTCGGAGCGGGAGGGCATCTCGCAGTGGGTCTATGACGATGCGCTGAGCGCACTGCCGATCCCGGAGGAGCCATGATCGACCTCGACGAAATCGAGCGCCGCGCGTCGCGTCGGTCAGACTCGTTCGCGGACCGCGAGGAGTTCAACTTGCACGCCCGCACCGACGTGCCCGCGTTGGTCGCTCGCGTGCGGGAGTTGGAGGCGGAGTGCGAGCGCACGCGCATCTTTGGCTCGCGTAAGTTCGCCGAGCTGCGCGCCGCCGACGTAGAGCAAATGCGCGGTTACGGACTGAGCTATGAGGGCGTGCGCAAGGTGCTCCGCGAGCACGACGACGGGGAGATCTCCTTCGGAAAGCTCATGGACCTGATTCGCGCCGCTGCGCGGGCGATGGCGGAGGACGAGTGCGCCGAGATGCGCGTCCTACTCGCCGACGCCCACCGCGAACTTGCCACCATTGAGGCTATCACCGTCTCCCCGTCCGGCGTGGACGGGCTCATGGAACTCGTCAACCGCATGGGCCAAAAACTGGAGTCCAGCAAATGAGCGGCTACTTCACCATGACACCAACCATCGTTGACAACGACGCGCGCAACCACAACGGCACCGGGTGCTCCGCGCACATCACGTTCGAGCCTGGCCACATGGACGACTACGACCGCCCGTGCTTCAACGTGCTCGTGCTCGTGGACGACGAGCGCATGGCCACGCTCACGCTGCACTACGAGGCCGCCATGGGGCTCGTGAAGGCGCTGAAGGGCGCGATGAAGGGTGACGAGGGATGACCCCGCCTGACGAGATCGAGCGCGTCATCGTTGCGCGCGTGCGATGGGAGCGGCTGTCATGACCCGCCCCGACCTGGACGCCATGTGCCCGGTGCGCATCGAAGTGTGGGACGACGATGCCAAGTGTTCAAGGATGCTGCATGGCACACTAAAAGTGCCCGCAGAGTGGATTGAGAAGATGCCGCCACTGATGATGCGAGACATCGTCATTGGTCCGGCGGCTGCGCTCCCGCCGGGTTCTCGGTGGGGAAACATGGGGACCGATGAAACCTGACCTGGACGCCATCCGGGCGCGCGCGCAGAGCGTCGAAACGGATTCGAGCGCGCGTGCTTGCGACGTACTACTGGCCTACGACTCGTTAAGCCTGCTCGCGTACATCGACATGCTCGAACACATGCTTGCGGAGGAGCGCGAGAACGTCGACACGTTGCGGGCGCGCATCGCCGAGCTGGAGGCCATGAAGCCATGAGCTGGAAGTACAAGCCCGAGCACGCATGGCAGAAGCCCGGCGCCTCGCGCGTAACGCGGGCGCACTGGTTCGAAAGCGACGCGCACTGGAGCCTCTGCGGCCGCGTGCCGCACGGCGACGACTGGATTGACGACATCAGCGGCGTGCGGAACGATTGCAGAGCGTGCGAGAAGCGCATCATGAAGATGGAGGGCATAGAGTAGCCATGGCCTACGAGCAGGATAAGCACCGCACCGCCGTCCAGCAGTCGCAAGACCAGCGCATCAGGAAACTGCGCGAGAACATCGCGGAGAAGCTGGAGAAGAGCCGCGTCAAGCTCGGCACCTTCGAAGACATGATGACGCACCCGATGGGCTTCGCGCTGACGACGGCTAGCCCCGTGCAGCGCGCCATCATGCGCGTCGCAGACGGACGCGACATCGGCGACCTGTGGGGCCATCCTGCCGTCTCACGCTGCTTTGGCGGTACGCTGCCGGCCTTCGAGGGCAGGCCGAAGGAGATTGCCCTGCTCGCAGGCATTCGCTGCGGCAAGTCGCTCCTCACCGCTGGCCTCGCCGTCTGGTGGACGCAGACCTGCTCCCTCGACCACCTTGGCCCAGGCGAGATTGCTCGCGTCAGCATCGTCTCGATCTCCAAAGACCTTGCCGAGGTCGTCTTCGGCCACGTCGTAGGCCGCGTCATGGCATCGCCCATCCTCAAGGGCCTCGTCATGGAAGACCCGACGAGCGACGAGATCGTGCTGCGTCACCCCACTGGAAGGCCCGTGCAGATTACCGTAGCCGCCGGCTCGCGCGCAGGCTCCTCGCTCGTGGCCCGCTGGTCTGCCGGCTGCATCTTCGACGAGTTCCCGCGTATGCTCGGCGAGGGCGAAGCCGTCGTCAACTGGGACGAACTGCGCCGCTCCGTCCTCATGCGCATGTGCCCTGGCTCCCAAGTAGCCAGTATCGGCTCGCCCTACGCGCCCTACGGCCCCGCGTACAACGTCGTGAAGGAGCACTTTGGCAAGCCGTCGAGGAACATGGTCGTCGTCAAGGCTCCCGGCTGGGATATGAATCCCCACCTTTGGACGCCCAAGGCCGTTCGCGAGGCCGAGGAGCAAGACCCGCAAGCCTTCCGTACCGACGTCGCAGCCGAGTTCGCCCAGCCCGAAGAAGCACTGGTCACTTCCGACGCCCTGGATGCCGCTGTACGGCCCGCTCCGCTCATCGAGGCACCAAAGCCCGGCGTCCAGTATAGCGCCGCTATTGACCCCGCTACGCGCGGCAACGCCTGGACGCTTATCATCGCCTGCCAAGAAGGCGACAAGCGCCGCGTGGTGCTCGCGAAGCAGTGGATCGGCACCCCGGCGCAGCCTCTCAGGCCAGGCCAGGTGCTCGCCGAGGTCGCCAAGCTGTGCAAAGGCTACCGCGTCAGCGTCCTCGACAGCGACCAGTACTATGGCGACGCTCTCCGCGACCTTGCCGCGCAGCAAAAGCTCGTCCTTATCGTCCACGCATGGAACGAACGCGAGAAACTGGCCAAGTTCCTAGCCTTGAAGACCATGTTCGAGCAGGGAATGGCCGAGATTCCTGCGGATCCGACGCTTCGTGGCGACATCAGCCGCGTCCGCAAGGTGCTGCGAGGCTCCGGAGCGACCATTTCCTTCCCTCGCACCTCCGATGGGCGCCACTGCGACTACGCGCCGTGCCTTGCCATGGCTTTCGCGCGCTACTGGCAGCCCGACGACGAGATGAGCGAGGCTGCGGAGCACGTCCGCAAGCTCAGCGAGGAGGAACGCGACATGCTCAGGCGCATCATCGACCGTTCCAAGCCCCAGGAAGGATGGGGCTTCTCCTGGTAGGCTAAAACTTTTTACGTTGGCCTGCTCGCGATAGAGCAGCGCTGGAAATACGATAGTCAGAGACTCGCAAAGCTCAAAGCGTGAGAGGAACGAGCTATCATTTGTCGTTGACGAGCGCTGCGAATAGGTAAATCACTACGCTCGATGGACTACGCGAGCGAGCAGGCTATCCAGTGGTACGGCGACGATCAGGGGTCGCCACACGCAGCCATCGCCGAGCGGATGAAGTTCCTGCTCGACCGTCAGTCCACGCGCCGCGAGGCTGTTCGTCGCTGCCAGCAGATTTACGGCGTTGACCTTGGCGCCTACGGCCTCGCGCCCGACGCGAGCATCGACCGCCGTTTCAGCATTAACCACCTGAAGAACAGCGTCGACACGCTCGCGGCCAAGATCAGCCGCGCGAAGGTGCTGCCGTTCGCCGTCACGAGCGGCGGCGACTACATGCAGCGCAAGCGCGCCGAGAAGCTGTCGCGCTTCATCGACGGCGCGTTCCACGACACCGACTTCTGGACGAAGAGCCTGCACGTCGACCTGGCTACGCTCGTCGACGGCACCGGCTGCATGAAGGTCACGAGCACGAACGGGCAGCTTCAGCTCGAAGTCGTGCCGATGCTCGACATCTTCGTCGACGACGCCGAGGCTCGCTACGGCCAGCCGCGCAACCTGATTCAGCGTCACCTCGTCGACCGCTCAGTCGTGCGCTCGCTCTACGCGCACAAGGGCGCCACCGAGGGCAACGGCTTCTACGGCGCGCTCGCCACGCGGCGTTCGTGCATCGACGCCGTGAGCATCCCGACCGACGCCGAGATGGCCGAGTTCATCATCAACTCGGGCTCGGACCTGATCTACGTCTACGAGGCGTGGCACCTCCCGTCCGCTCCTGGCGAGCGCGACGGCAAGCACGTCATTTGCCTCGACAACTGCACGCTCGTCGAGGAGCCGTGGACCCGTGAGCGCTTCCCGTTCGCCTTCGAGCGCCGCAACGTGCCGCTCGTGGGCTTCTGGGGCTCGTCCGCCGTCTTCGAGTTCGCCCCGGCTCAGGAAGAGCACAACAAGCTCTCTCACAAGCTCCAGCTCGCCCACAACCTCATGGGCGGCTCGCACATCATCATGCAGGCCGGGACGCTCGGGAAGACCGTCTCGCTCGACAACGGCATCGGCACCATCATCGAGTACCTGCCGGGCGGCTCGCCGCCGATGACGTTCAACCCGGACCCGGTGAACCCGCAGACGTACGCCTACCGGAACAGCATCCCGAACGAGATCAACATGGGTCTCGGGCTCTCGAACATGAGCGCCCACTCGGAGCTTCCTGCGGGCCTTCGCGCTGCCTCGGGCAAGGCGCTGCAAGTCTTCGAGGACTTCGAGTCCGAGCGCCTGCACGTCTTCCACAAGCTGCACGAGCAGTTCGCGGTCGACGTCGCGCGCCTCATCGTCGACGAGGCCGAGGCCCTGCTCGCCGCCGACGTGGACGTCTCCGTCGCCCGTCCGACGAAGAGCACCCTCGAAGAGGTGGCCTGGTCGGAAGTGCGCATGGACGAGCGCGAGTACCGCCTCCGCGTCTACCCGGTGTCGAACCTCTCGAAGCAGCCTTCGGCCAAGTTCGAGCAGATCCTCTCGATGGCGCAGTACAACCTCGTCGACCTGCCGAGCCTGCGCCGCCTCCTCGACATGCCCGACATCGACGCCGAGGAAGACCTCCGCAACGCGCCGCTCGATGCCGTCGACCAGATGCTCTACAACATGGTCGAGAAGCGGCAGGCGAGCGAGCCGTCCGACTACATCGACCCGGCCTTCCAGATGGAGCGCGCCAAGCTCTTCTACGCGAAGTGCCTCGTCGACAACGTACCGGAGCGCAAGCGCGCCCTCGTTGCCGACTTCATCACGAGTTGCGCGGCCAAGATTGCCGCCATGCAGGCTCCGGAGCAGGCGGCTCCGCAGCCTCAGGCGCCTCTCCCCGGTGAGCAGACCGGCGAGATGGCTCAGGAAGCCGCCCCAATGGCCGGGGAGGGCGCTGCTCCGCCCAACCCTGCCTCTATGGGAGTCCTTCAATGAGCGATCTCGCCGATAACACGTCTGATTTCTCCGTCTCCGACGCCGACCTCATGGCCGCCGTGACCGATGCGTTCCATGGGGCCGCTTCCGGCGCCGAGGAGGCACCTCCTGCGGCCGATGCTGGCGCGGACGAGGCAGAGTCCGCTCCGGACGAGAAGGCCCCGAAGAAGGCCGCTCAGGCGACGGACGACGACATCGACCCGCGCGCCGTCCTTCGCGCCCGCATGGAGAAGGCTCGCGCGGCCAAGGCTGCCAAGGCGGAGTCGCGTCGCCAGGCCGAGCTTGCGGAGAAGCTGCGCGAGTACGAGCAGGCTCGCCCGCAGGCTGCTCCGTCCTTCGACATCGACGGCTTCAAGAGCAAGTTCTACCAGTCGCCGCTCTCGGCGCTTCAGGAGCTTGGAGTCGACCTCGACACGTTTACGCAGCGAGTCCTCGAAGAGAACACGCCGCAGTCGCAACTCGCGCAGCAGCTCAAGGCCGTGCAGGAGCGCGTCGAGTCCTTCGAGAAGCAGAAGAAGGAAGCCGAGGAGCGCGAGGCCAAGCTCTCTGAGGAGCGCCAGCGCCACCAGGAGGAGCAGGAGTTCTGCTCCATGATCACGACCGATGACTACCCGTCGCTGTACGAGTGGTTCTCCGACGACCCGCACGCGCTCATTCGCGAAGCCGAAGTCGTCGCCACCGACCTTCTCAAAGCCGGGCATGACCCGGACGACATCGAGGACGCAGACATCGCCGACTTCCTGGAGATGAAGTACGCGAAGAAGCTGCAAAAGCTCAAGGGTGTGAGCGCTGCGCGCAAGGCGACGCAGCCCGCCTCTGGCGCCTCGAAACCCCGGTCCCCAAGCCAAGCGTCCGCTTCGGAGACGAAGCTCGGGGGACCAAAGAACTTCTGGGACCTCAGCGCGGACGAGCAGGACGCGCTTCTCAACGAAGTCGCAAGAACCGCAACCGCTAACTAGGGAAAACCACAATGCCGATCTCATCCTCCGTTGCAGCCGTCGACAAGGCGCTCAAGCTCCTCTACAAGGCTGGCGTCCCCAACCTCTCGTACAACAAGCAGGCCCTCCTGAACCGCCTTGCGGTGAAGGCGGACTTCACTGGCGAGAAGAAGGTGATGGCGCTCCAGATGTCGAACCCGCAGGGTTTCGGCTCGGACTTCAGCCGCGCGCTCGCGAACGTCAGCTCGGTCGAGCAGTACAAGCGCTTCGAGATGTTTCGCGTCCAGCACTACGGCTTCGTGCAGGTCAGCGGCGAAGTCATGCGCACGGCCGTTGAGCCGGGTGCGCTCGTCAACGTCTGGAAGAACCGCTCGGTAAGCGTTGTCCGCGGAATGCAGAACAGCGCCGGCCGTCTCGTTTACGGCACCGGCACGGGCCGCATTGGCAAGGTCGCATCGAGCGCCACTGTCGGCGGCTTTACTGTCATCACGCTCGAAACCGCGGCGGACATCGCGAACTTCGAGTCCGGCATGAGCCTCGCGTTCTACACGGCCGACTCGTTCGCCGCGTCGTACCGTACGGCGGCCGGTGGTACGACCACGACCTTCGCCTCGGCGGACACCCGCACGGTGTCGGCGGTCGACCGCGACATCAACGCCGGCACCGCGACCATCACCCTCGCGGGTGCGACGTTTGCCGTGCAGCCCAACGACATCATCGTCCGCGACGGCGACGGCATTGTGCCGGACGGCGTGGCGACGAGCTACGACACGAACGCGCGCTCGCCGGCCGGCATCGAGCAGTGGATCGGTGGCGACCTCATCGGCACGCAGCCGGTTGGCGATACGCTCTTCGGCCTCAACCGCGCCTCGGACAAGGTTCGCCTTGGCGGCCAGGTGTCGAACGCGGCTGGCCGCAACATGGTCGAGGCGCTTCAGGACCTTGAGGCGAACATCCTCTTCCAGGGCATCGGCTACCCGACGCATATCGTTGCGAACCCGCTTGCCATCGGTAACCTCAAGAAGTCGGCGCTTTCGGACGTCATCCGCATCCCGGCGCAGGACCCGAAGCAGAACCTCAACTTCCAGGACGTCGTGTTCGTTGGCCAGAACGGCCCGATCCCGTTCATCCAGGACCCGTTCTGCCCGATGAACAAGGCGTACATGCTCAACCTCCCGACGTGGAGCATCAGCTGCGCGCCTGGCGGCATGTTCCAACTCGTCGACTTCGACGGCGTGAGCGTGCTCCGTCAGCCGACCTCGGACAACTACGAGGCCCGCTTCGCGTCGTACTACCAGATCGGTTGCGAAAACCCCGGCTCGAACGGCTACCTCTACAACTGGGGCGCCTGATCTGGCCTAGCCTAGAAAGGAAAAGGCCATGCAAGGCACTGCACTTCGGTCCCAACTTCGGACCAACGTCCCCGGTCATCAGGTGCTCACGGGCACCGTGACCGTCGCCTCCGGTGTCCCCGCTGTCGGCAACGGCAAGCAGTTCACCGTTGGCCGCGGCGTGCTCTCGCTCACGCTCGCGTCTAGCCCCACCATCGCAAGCGCGCCAAACGGCACCTACGTCAACGTCCCCGTGACGACGACGACGGGCTCGACTGCGCTCTGTTCGCTCACCGTCAGCGGCGGCGCCGGTGTCATCAGCGCGGCGACCGTTACGGCTCCCGGCTACGACTACACCGCGGCCAACGCGATGAGTGTCGCTGTCGGCTCGCTGTTCTGGGCCGCTAGCTCGCTTGCCACCGGCCTCACGCTTACGGCGGGGACCTACTTCATCCCGATCCTCAGCAGCAGCGGAAGCGGGATGGTGGCGCGCGTCGTTACGAGCACCACGGCGGTCACGTCCGTCACGGTGAACCCGACGACGCAGGCGGATACCGCGGTTGGCTCTGGCTACGGCACGAGCCCGATCACGTACAGCGTTCCGGCGGACGCGCTCTACTCGGGCTCGCCTGCTATCGCGAACGCCTTCGTACTCACGCCGAACGCAAACATCTCGGTTGGTTCCATCACGCCGGTCATCACGGGCAACATCTCCGTGATCTACCCCGGCCAAGTGGTGTCCACCGTGTCGGCACAGGCGACGCCCATCGCGACGGTCGGCGACACCGCGTTCTCGGTGACGTTCCGCTACGGCGGAACGCGCTACGCGAACTTCGGGACGCTAAAGAACGTCACGTCCGGCACGCCAAACGTGGCCGACCTGACGTTCTCGTCGGCGACGCCGAGCGACGGTGACGGCTTCGCGTTCCACATCGTCACGACCGATACCGCGGTGACGGTGTGATGCGAGGCAAGGGCGGGAAGATTGCCATTCTCCTCGGGATGAAACCCGGGGAGGGTGGCGACGACGAGGAAGAGGGTCCGTCCTCTTCCAAGATGGAAGGCCCTTCGCCTGACAAGGTGAAGATGTTCCGCAAGATGCGGAAGGCCTTCGAGATGGGAGACGATGAGGCCGGGGCGGAAGCCTTCGAGGCGCTTGTCTCCATGTGCGGCGACTACGAAGAAGAAGACTGATAGGCTAGGAGTTCACCATGTCGCGTTCGAGGACTACTACCGACCTGCGGGCCGAGGTTCGTCAGCGGGCCGATATGGTGAACTCCGCCTTCGTTACGGATTGGGAGGTCGACCGATCTGTCTCTCAGTCCTGGGCGCAGCTCCACGACCAGATGTGCTCGACGGGCGAGGATTACTTCCTGAAGTACGTCGACATCGCCGCGACGAGCGGCGGCTTCTACGACTTCATCCCGCTAAACAGCTCCGTGCCGGGGCTCAAGGCGACGGACGTTTACCAGGTGCGCGGCGTCGATGCCGTGTACTCGGACGAGGTTGTCGTCAACGTGCCTAGGTTCAACTGGGAGGAGCGTAACATCTACGCGGCCACCCCGGCGCTGAACCCGTACTACCCGATCATTGCCTACCGCGTCATGCAGAACCCTGTGACGCAGCGCGACGCCATCCAGATCATCCCGGAGAACTCGAACGGGATCTCGTACTTGCGCGTCTGGTACTACCCCAGCGCCAAGGCGATCGGCTATACGGCCACGGTTACGAATGGCAGCTCCGGCCTCACAGACGGCACCTACTACGAAGTGCCCGTGCATGGCGGCGCTGGCGTAGGCATGACCGCAACGGTCGTCATTGCTGGTGGCACCATCACCAGCGTCGTCATCACCGACTACACGAGCGGCTACACGGTCCCTTCGTGGGCCTTTGGCTTTACGCCAAACTCTATCTACTCCGGATCCCCGAACCTCGGGACCACGGTCGGTACCATCACGGTCGACTCGCTCGACGGGCGCAACGGCTGGGAAGAGTGGGTTGTGATCGACGCGGCCATCAAGCTCCTCGCGAAAGAGGAGAGCGACACGTCGCAGCTTGAGCGCGAGGCCGCTCGCGTCTGGGGGCGCATCACGACGGCGCTTCAGAACCGCGACGCTGGCCAGGCCAAGCGCATCACGGACGTCAGCTACAACATGGGCCTCTGGCCTTACTCCGCCAGTTACGCCCGACGCTACTAGGAGGTCGCCATGCCGCAGCTCGATAAGCCGTCGCAGTACCTCACCCGCGACGCGAAGGACCCGCTCGTCAACGCCATGCAGGACAGCTTGGCGCAGGCGACGAAGGCGCTCCGTCAGCAGCCTCCGCCGAAGCAGCTTGTTACGGCGCTCGGCCAGCAAACGCCGGACGCCGGCGTGCAGTTCAAGCCCGGCCAGATCGTCGACATCCCGCACTCGCTCGGGCGCAGCGCGGCCGGCTTCAACATCGCCAAGGTCGTGACCGACACGCCGAACGCTTCCTCGGCCCCGTACGCCGCGCCAAACCTGCAAGTGGTTGAAGTTCCTGGGCCGCTCGGGCAGAAGATCATGCGGCTGCGCTACATCGCTCCCACGGACTCGAACGGGAACCCTGTGACGACGCCGGTACGACTGCACCTGGAGATCTTCTGATGCCGACCCGTGATTCTATCGTCCAGGTTCCGTTCGTCGGCGGCATCGACCAGCACACGGACCCGGACCAGCTCCAGCCGCCGAACATGGCGCTGCTCGCGAACTGCGTCGTGCGCAAGCCAGGCCGCATCGAGAAGCGCGCCGGGATGCACCTGCTTGCGCAGACGGGGACCACGAACACCCCTGCCACGGCCTTTGGAGGCACTGCTACGGTCCTTCCGTCCGATGCCGAGGCCATCGGCGCCAACGACGCGCAAGACGGCTCCAAGCTCCTCGTGGCGGCCGGAAGCACCCTGTTCGAGTACGTCGGCTCCGACGCGACGCACGGCTACCGTGAGGTGAACCGCATCCCGTCCTGCTACGGCACGCTGCACCCGGTCGACGCGACGGGTGGCGAGATCATCGAAGTCGAGTCGATGATCAACGACGCGGGCACCCTGCGCTGCACCGCCTGGGTGCTCGGCGCGCGCAACGGCCAGGACCTTACCAACGACAAGGCCATTCGCCAGCAGCCGGCCGGCACTCACGGTCTCTACG